AAAAAATGAAAACGAATTTAACCTTTGAGTGCAAGCACGACCACAGCCAGCACACCATGACCTGCACATGGCTCGATGGGCGCGTGCAACTGGTGTACAACTTTGTAGTGGACAAGGCATTTTTGCTGGTCGATGGGCTGCTGAAATGCAGTTACAACAGCCTGACGGTGGCCGAGTTTTCGGCGCAGCAGGTAGAGTGCCAACGCGTGGCCGAGAGTTTGGTATAGCGAGCAGCGGAAGGCGGAGTGTGATGCAATACTACAACAACATACTATCGGTTGAGGCCAGTTGGCTGCTGTCGCACGGCATAATGAGTGCGGAGTGTTACCGCTCATTGACGCGTCGCAACGACATCGATGTGCTGCGTCGTGGTTGCCGCAATACGCCAGCGTTGGTAGCCTACGAGAGTCTGCCCGAGCGTTTTCGCCGCAAGGTAGATGCTTTGGTGCGTGAGCCCTACAAAGCCGTGTATGTGAATATGATAGAGCGACACATCAGACACTCGGCCGAAGCCAGCCAGTGGTTCGATGGTTACACCATGGTCGATGGGCGGCACTTGCCAGCCGACAAGCGGCACGAGTACTACACCAACGCTATAGTGCTCGATGCGGTGCGCAGTGTGATTACCGAGCGCACCAGCAAACGCCATGCATTGGGCGGCAAGACAGCGCATTTTTGGGACGAGATAGCGCAGTCGGTGCAAGAACTCGACCATGTGCGTTACCCGCACAGCCTGCCGTTGAACGCTCGCAGCCTCGAACGCAAATACAAGGCCTATTGTGCCGACGGTTACGAGAGCCTGATACACAGTGCCTACAATGCGCAGACCAAGAATGCTGCCAAGGTATCCGACGAGAATCAGATAAGCACGCTGGCAATGCTGGTGAGCGACCCACGCAACCTCGACAACGAGCAGGTGGCGCGCCTGTATAACACCATGGCGGCGCAGATGCAGTGGAAAAAGATTAGTGCATCGACCGTAGCGGTGTGGCGCGACAAGTTACAGAACGAGACCTACGCTCGCCGACACGGTGCAGTGGCCTACCGCTCGCAAAAGGCGATGCAGGTGAAACGCTCGGCGCCCACCTACCCGCTCTACTACTGGACAATGGACGGTTGGGATGCAGAACTGCTCTATCAGAAGACCGAGAATGGGCGCACTACCTACCACAACCGCCCGACTGTGGTGTTTGTGTTGGACGCTTGTTGCAAATACCCGATAGGTTACGCCATTGGCACGCACGAAACGCCCGAACTGATACGCGAAGCCCTGCGCAATGCTGTACAGCACACCGAAAGTCTGTTTGGTCAGATGTATCGCACGGCGCAGTTGCAGAGCGACAATTACTCGATCAAAAACCTGATGCCAGTCTATAAGAAAGTGGCCGAAAAAGCCACGCCAGCGGCGGTGAAAAACGCCAAGGCCAAGATTGTAGAGCCGTGGTTTCGTCAGTTCAATAAGAAATACTGCCAGTTGCAGCCTAATTGGAGCGGTTTTGGTGTAACAAGCCGCAAGGAGTTGCAGCCAAACAGCGATTTTTTGAATAAATACCGCAAGAATTTTCCCGATTTCGAGGGTGTGTGCCGCCAGTTGGTGCAAATGATAGAGGCCGAGCGCGCTGCGCTACGCGAGCAGTATGTAGCCCTGTTTGAGCAGATGCCCGCCGACAAGCGCACACCGTTGCCTTACGACCAATATCTGTTGCTCTTTGGTGCAACCACAGGCAAGCGCAATCTGTTGCAGGGCAGCGGTTTGAACATCACCATCAATGGTGTGAAACGCTGTTACGACTGCTTCGACCCCGAATTTCGTCGGCACGCCAGCACCCACTGGGAGGTGCGCTACGACCCCGACAATTTGCAACGCGCCTTGGCGGTGAACGAAGACGAAAGTCTGCGGTTTGTGTTAGAAGAAAAATATGTGCAACCCATGGCACTGATAGAGCGCAGCGAGGGCGACTATGCGCAACTGCGGCGTGTAATGGACTTTAACCGTGCGCAAGAGCAGCACATTGCAGCGCAACTCGGCACCTACGCCGACACCGTGAACGCTCTGCTCGATGCCCACCGCAACCCCGAACTCGAGACGCTACAAAAACTGATGCTGTGCGACAGCACGGGGCAGCACAAGAACCAGCGCAACCGCGAGCGGCTGCACCTGCCGCCCAGCGAGGATTGCGACAATCTGTTCGACACCAAAGACCTGTACGATGACTATTGATAGTAGCAAGTAGCAAGTAGCAAGACAAGATTTTAAGAATATAGAGCATAGAACATAGACAAAAACTAAAACGAAGACCAACGCCAATGCGTTAAACTTATCAACCAATCAACTAATCAACTCATCAACTGAAAACATGGAACTTATTGACAAAACGATTGAAAGTGTGTGCCGTGTGTTTATGGTGGGGCGCGATGAACTGCTGCACAGCCGCCTTCGCTACCGCTACCTGACCGACGCACGCATGACGCTCTGTGTGCTGCTTGACGAGCAGGGTATCGGTCGCCGCCTGATAGCGCACACTGTGAGCCGCACGCTCACCAATGTAGATTACTCGCTGCAGCGACTGGGCTACTACGCCGAAAAAGAGCCTGCACTGGCCGAAAAAATAGAGGCAGCAAGGCGATTGTTAGTAGCAAGATGTGAGTAGCAAGTAGCAAGACAAAAGCCTTTCCCCCTGTCGGGGGAAACGGGAAAGGGGGCTACAACTTGAAATTTGAAATTTTTTAGTCGGTATCGCCAAATACCCACCGAATAAAACAGTGAAGAAGCCGAAAGGCTCGCCGTCCTGTAAGTAATAACTGGTAACGGTTCGGTTTTTAATTTTGAGAACAAAGAGCAAAGAATAAAGACAAAAGACTTAAATCGCAAGTCGCATTGAAATGTAGGATGACCGCTGGGAAAGACCAGCACCGCATAAGACAGTGAAAGCCGCAAGGCTGCAGCAGGGAAAGACCTGCGCCGTCGAAATGTTGGGATAAAAGTTGCCCCAGCGGAAATAAAGTCTACCCACTGTGCTACAGCACGGTGTCGCATTCCAAAAAGCGTGCAAGCAAAGCGTGGAGCGTTACCACGCCGACGGCCAATGAAAGTAGCAAGTAGCAAGATGAGATTTTAAGAACATAGAATATAGAACATAGACTATGACAACTTGAAATTCTTAAACACTGAAATCTGAAATCTGAAATCTGAAATAACTTATAAATAGTAAAAAAATGGAAACGATTAAGAAACAACAAATTGCGAATGCGCTGCGCGTTTATTGCGAGCGTTACGAGAGTCAGAACAAGGCGGCCAACTCGCTGAAAAACATTTCGGCGGCCACCGTGAGCCAGATGTTGAACGCTAATTGGGAGCAGATAAAAGACGAGATGTGGCGCAATGTGGCCACGCAAATCGGCTACCGCGACGAGCGTTGGGAAGCCGTAGAGACGGGCGATTTTCGCCGTTTGACCGCCTTGCTTGCCGATGTAAAAGAGAACTCATTGGTGATGGCTGTAACGGGCAACGCTGGTACAGGCAAAACCTTTGCGTGCAAGCAGTTTGTAGCCGCCAATCGGCGCAGTTATATGCTCTGCTGCAACGAATACTGGAACCGTCGCCTCTTTTTGGCCGAACTGTTGTCGGCATTGGGACGCGACTACAACGGCTACAGCGTGGGCGAGATGATGGCCGAGGCGGTGCGTACGCTCAAGATACAAGACCGTCCGCTGCTCATTTTAGACGAAGCCGACAAATTGAGCGACAGTGTGCTCTACTTTTTCATCACGCTTTACAACCACTTGGAAGATGAGTGCGGCATAGTGCTCTGCGCCACCAACCACTTGGAGAAACGCATTGTGCGTGGTATAAAACTGAACCGCAAGGGTTACAGCGAAATATGGAGTCGCCTTGGTCGCAAATGTGTGCCGTTGAAAGGCGTGAGTGCCGCCGATGTGGCCGCCGTGTGCGCAGCCAACGGCATAGGTGCTACGCGCGACATCGACGCTGTGATAGCCGACTGTGAGGGCGACCTACGCCGTGTAAAACGCCGTGTTCACGCCATAGTAGCCAAACGCCAAGCCACCGTTTAACACTCGATTAAACACCGATGAAACGCGCATTAACCATACAAGATATTCGTGCCTACAAGCCCAAGACTCTACCTTTTGGTGGCGAGTGGCTCGATGCTATTGGCACGCCCGAACTCACGGGTTCGTGGCTCATTTGGGGGCGTTCGGCGAACGGTAAGACACATTTTGCGCTGCAACTTGCCAAATACTTGAGCAATTTTGCCTTGGTAGCCTACGATAGCCTCGAAGAGGGTTTATCGCTCTCGATGCAACACTCGATAAGCGAAGTAGGCATGTGCGACAAGTCGCGTCGCAATTTCATACTGCTCGATAAAGAGCCGATAGCCGACCTGATGAAACGCCTAAAACGCCAACGCTCGCCCAAAGTGGTGATAATCGACAGTTTGCAATACACAGGCCTGTCGTACCCCGACTACCGCCTGTTGCGCGACACCTTTCGCAACAAACTATTCATCTTTGTGAGCCACGCCGAAGGGTGCGAACCCAAAGGCAATGTTGCCAAATCGATAAAATACGATGCTTTTGTGAAAATACATGTCGAGGGCTACCGAGCCATACCGCAAAGCCGCTACGGCGGCGGCAGCCACTACATCATTTGGGAGCAAGGCGCACAGCAGTATTGGGGAGAGTGAGGAGTGAATTTCAAATTCAACAATTAGGAACATAGAAACTTAGAAACAAAAATTGCGATAGCAATTTTGAGAAACTAGAAATTAGAAATAAGACTCGCCCGAGCGCTTCAATAAACAACCAAAATCGAATCAACATGCAGACCTTTTTAGACAAACAGAAGAACACGCTTTTGCGCAAGTATCACGCGCTGCTGCGTATGCGTGGCGTGAACGATGAGGAGAAGCAGGCGTTGTTGGCATCGTATGGTGTAAGCAGCGGGCGCGACCTGAATGTGTACGAACTCACCGAACTGTGCCAGCGTATCGATATGCAGAGTGCTGCGGTGCGAGAGGCCGACCGCTGGCGCAAGCGTGTGATAGCCATTGTGAGCCAATATCTGCAACTGATGCACTATGGCCACACCATCGACGAGGTAAAGGCTGTGGCGTGTCGTGCGGCAGGAGGCATCGATTTCAATCAGATTCCGACCGACCGTCTGCGCAGCATCTACAACGCTTTCAGACACCGTGTGAACGACCTGCAATTTGCCAAAAATCTGCAAATAGTAAATCTCGATACCGTAACAGCAAAAGCATGATGGCACGCAACGCAGAGATAATAGAGGTCGAACTGCAACAGGTGCACGAAGCAATGATGCAGACAAGCGCATTCAGCCAGTCCGACGAATGGCGCAGACTACTACAACGCCGCCAATGGCTACAAATAGAGTTGGAGCAAGCCGAGCGACCTGTTTACAAGCAAAAGACCGACATCCGATTTATCTACCCCAAAACAATAGTACGCAACATTTAATTATTCATCACAAAAAAAACAGAATTATGGAAGAGAATGTAAAAACCACCGTCGAAATGACGCAAGAAGAGGCGGCACAGTTTGCTGCCTACCGCGCCGAATGTGAGCGCAAAGCGGCCGCAGAGCGTCGTCGCAATGCGCGCGAAAATTACCGCACGATGGTCGATGAGACTATCGACCGTGTGATGCCCACGCTGGTAGCCACCAGCACCGCCATTGCCGATGCCAAGCGCACCGTGCTAAATGAGTTTCGCGCTGCGCTCGACCTGAAAGCCGACCTGTTTGGCGTGCGCGACGACCAGCGCAGCCACACCTTTACCAACAGCGAGGGCACGCGCCGTATTATTGTAGGGCAATACACGCTCGACAACTACAGCGACACCGTGAACGAAGGCATCGCCATTGTGAAAGAGTATCTTGGTTCGTTGGCCAAAGACAAAGAGAGCGAATCGCTGGTCAAAGCCTGTTTGCGTCTGATGAGCCGCGACCAAGTGGGCAATCTGAAAGCCAGCCGCGTGTTGCAACTGCGCCGCATGGCCGAAGAGAGCGGCAATGAGCGGTTTCAAGAGGGCGTGCGCATTATCGAAGAGAGTTATGCGCCCGAAACGAGCCGCCAATTTTTGCGTGTCGAAGAGCGAACCGAAGGCGGTGCGTGGAAGCAACTGCCGCTCGGCATGACCGAAGCCTAAACAGGGAGAACAGACGATGAAACTGACTTTCAAACGCAATCGCATAGAACTCTGTCGCGTGTGCCAAGGCGGTGGGTTTGCGCCCGCCGCCGATGGTGCGACAATAATGCCCGTTTGCCCCGTGTGCCAAGGCGGTGGACGCGTAACCAAAACTTGGGAAGGCACGGTAACCATAGAACCCTATCTGCCCGACAACAACCCCAATAGCAACCCTTGGCAAGACAGTTGGCTGTAGAATAGCAAAAACGAATGGCCTATACACGCAAAAATTTTCTACTACGAGTGAAAGAGGTGAACGAGATATATCTCGAACAGTCGCGACGCGGTCTGTACAACGAATACATCTACGCACACTTCATTCGCAACCGCTTTCACATCAGCCGCACCACTTTCTATCAGTACCTTACCATTCCCTACAATGCCGAGTTGAAATGGATAGAACGGTGCGAAGCCGAGCGTAAGCGCATCGAACTGTCGCTCTTTTAGATGAATTTTTGCAAAAAAAAGGAAAAAACGATGAGATTTTATGTAGAACTGGCCATCGAATACGAGGCCGTAAGCGAGCCGAAAGCACTGACAGCGGCGCAAAACATAGCCAATGCCGCCGAAAGCATTTTTTGTGGCCGCACATTCATTACCGATGTGCGACACCGCCTGCGTAGAGGCGGCGAGCGAAGCCTACTAAAAGACACGCCACTCGAAGCGTAACCCAGTAAGGAGACCACTAAACGAAAGCCCCCGCAAACACTGTTTGCAGGGGCTTTCTGATTGTTGAACCACTGAATCTCGGCTCATTGGTTCATCGACTGTCGGGCGGTGGTTACATGGCACGAGTAGGTGTCGATGTCGTCGCGTAGTTCGCCGAAGTTGTGGTCGGTGGTGCTGCTTTCGAGTGTGAGCGCGTCCATCACACTGCCGTCGGGGGCAATATAGTGTAGCCCGTGCAGGGCGGCAGTTATCTCGTCTATCAGGTCGAAATGGTCGATAATGTCGTCCCACGCCCCTACACGGCTGTCGGTTACAATATGCAGCCGCACACTCATGGCGGCTTCGCGCACGCCGTGCAGCAGTTGTCGCCACTCGATGGTGTCGAACTCGACGAAGACGGCTGGGACAGCAAATGGCTGCTCGTCGATGGCGTTCATCAGTTGGTCGTTCCAAAGGCCTACATGGGCAACGCTCGGCACTGTTTCGAGCGCACGGGCAATAGTGTTATAAACGGTTTTTCTCATGGTCGTATGATGTTTTTTAGATATGCTTCGATTTTGGCTTTCAGGGCGCGTTGCAGTTCGGGGCTGTCGCCTATAAACTGGCGTTTTGGCATTTTGAACCCACGCCCACGCCCTGCGTGCAGCCCCTCGTTGTGGACGGCCGAATAGGTAAGGTCGGAGTAGATGGTTACCTCGGCAGTGCCAGGTTTCATCTTGATGCTGCGTCCAAGGTCGCCAGTGTTGCCTGTGAGTATGCGTCTGCTACCAGCCGCACCTTTGGCGGGCGGTATGGTGCGTGTGCGCACACCGCTCTTGGTGCGGACGCTCACAGTGCGCGTTTGCCGCCGTTTGACCTCCTGCCACGGACGACCGAAAAAGCCCTCTTTCTGAAAATTCTGCTTGAACAGGCGCACCGCCTCGTTGCCGCAAACAATGGGCAGGTCGTGGTCGATGGCCTGCTTTATCTTGAGTTTGAGTTGAGCAAAAGGGTTTTTCATTGCAGAATTTCAAATTTCAGCGTTTCAAATTTCAGCGTTTCAGGTTTCAAATTTCAAATTGTCGGTATCAACAAAGCCTATCACCTATAACCTCTCACCTTTCATTGTCAATTATCAATTATCCATTGTCTTGCTACTTGCTACTTAAATCGCCGTGTTGTTTCCATCATAATGTTGAGGGCGGTGAGTTGGCAGTCGTTGAATAGGGCGTGCATT